CAAACATTTTATCAATAGATTTAAATTTATAACCATCAGCATTCTCAAAAAATAAAAACCCTGCGGTTTTCCCCAAAGCATTTGGTATATTTGGAACGGATTTTTTTGCTAACCAATAGATAGTCCAAAAAGGTTTTTTAGTTGTTCCAATAAAATTAAATTTATTTTCTGTAACTTCAATATCAAGTTCTTTTTCTGTTTTTAAATTCTCCTCTAATATTTTTTTTACATGATCCGATATTTTTCCATCGTATCTTTTTACAACTCTAGTATCTTCACATTCATTTTTTAAATATTCTCTCGATACAATATCGAGCGAAAATACACTTTTCTGCGTATGTTCTGATATTTTTTCCGTTTGATTTAAGCGAAATGCATTTGGATCACTGATAAATGAAAGTTTATTTGGTGGATCAAATCCATCTTCTATTTGAAGATATATTTTTTCGCCATTACCAATCTTAAGTGCTTCTGCAAATCCTATTGATGCTCCGGTTCCATCATCAGCGTTTCCTGCATTTCCAGTATCAACTACGATTGCCTGAATTCTAATGCTTTCCGATAATATATTTTCATAATAATTTAATTCACTAACACCTTTATTTAATGCAATTGGATCTCCTCCTTCATTTGGAAAGAGTTCAAAAATCGGTATATTGTTATTAGATTTTTTAAGTGATTCTGTTACATCAATCATTGATTATCCGTACATTAAAGAGTCGCTTATTTGTTCTCCCACACTATCTATAGATGATCCACCATAAGAAAGTGATGGTTTAGGTGTAGTTCCATAATTTCCACCAGAATCTTGAGACGGTAATGGTATAAATGCAATTTCTGGTTCAGCATAAGGTGCTTCATAAGAAGCAAAGTTTCTCAATACATTTATTGCTTCATCATACTTTGCATCATTAAGAGCAACAAGAAATCCCGGAAAAGTCCTATCTATCGATTCTTTAGAATCTGCATCTATCACAAACTCTCTTCCCTTTTCACCAATCATTGCTATATGTGGACCGTCTAAAGTTTCTCCGCCCTTTTCATAAGCAACGTGGACGTGATCACTATGCCCAGAAGGTTCATTTCTTCCATGAAGAAGTTGAACAGGTCTAACACCTTTCGCCCTATTAAACTCAGAAATCACTTTCAAAATTGGTCCTTGTTCACGAGTATATGCACCAATATCAATCGCTCTACCTTGATAGTGCAAAGACCCTCTACTGTGACCGGAAGTCAAACTATATGGAGGATGCTCTGGATGACGATGAACCTGAGAAAAATCTGGGCCCTGTCTTAATTTTTGTTTAATATATCTTCCCAATTCTCCAGCAATTTTACTTCCACCAGAACCATAACCTTTTCCTAAAGGTTCTGCTCCTCCAGAATCTCCCATAACAACAATGTCTCCAAGTTGAGGTGCTTTTGCTGGACCAGGATTCTTCTTACCATAAGCAATTGCAGCAGGACCTACAAACCAACCAAAGAAATTATTAGGAGCATTAGTTGTTCTCTGAACATCCTCAGCGCCTTTTTTATTTCCACCTCCCATAAAATCAGTTCTTCCACCAACAAATTTTCTTGCTTCTTCTTGATATTTTGAATTTCTTAATGCAGCTGCAGTTTTTTGCAAATCAGATTGTGAAATTCCAGTTGCTGCCGAAGCAGTTGCAATATCTTTAATAGCGTGCCATTCTGGATTTGGAACTCCAGTTTTACCTCTTCTTGGATATTTCCAAGTTGGTTCATACTGCCCATTCCTTAAAACTATTTGTTTAATGCTTTTTCCACCATATACTCCAGACGCAACTCTATTATAAATTGACTGAGCGACATCAGCAGATCCTTGAGGATCTGAATCTTCCATTCTCGAAATTGCAACTAAGGTCCAAAAATCTGCGTTACCTCCCGTTACAGTACCACCCGGTCCCATATCTATATTTAAATTTGGACTTGTATCTTTCTCTTTTTCCATATTTTTCTGAAGCATTTCTTTTCTGCCCACTGGTCTCAAAGCCAACTCTTTTGATAGATTACGAATAGTTGTATCTACTTCTTTTGATGCAGAATCTTTTATAGTTTTTGCAATTACCTCCGTATAATCTTCTCCACTAAAATATTGTTTTGCATCGACTTCACCTCCACCAGCAAATCCAAGAGTTCCTCCACTAAAAGTTGTCTGGACGAAAGCACTTAAACCTTTAGCAATATTTCTATAATCTAAATCATCTGGTTTTTGTCCCATTACAGTTTTGAGGATAAGAGTTGCAGTTGGACCTATAAAATATTTTGCTCTTCCTAAAACATCATTACTACCAACCAAAAACTCCTGAGGATTTGATTGTTTTCCTTTTGGTTTTTGTTGTTGCTGTTGCTGTTGCTGTTGATTTTTTCCAGTGAATACTCCAAATGGATCCCACCAGGATTTTTCTGGATTTGGAAACACCTGACGAACCTTTTCTTCGCCTCCAGTACTTGCACCTGGTTTTATTTTTCTTGGAGTAAATGATAAAGTTCTTGGTTTTTTCTTCTTCTTAATAGTTCTTTTTGATGGACCACCAACTAATTTTCCACCACCTGCCATCTTATTCATCATTTCTTTTTGAGCACCTTTGTTTCCATAGATGTTTCCAAAAGAACCTTTAGTTTCAATTCCCTTCTTCCAATCTTTCTTACCCATGAAACCAAAAATTGGTCCCAAAAATCCAGCAAAATGTTCACGTATTCCATCACGAATTCTAGCGTCAAACTTAGCAAGATTCTTACGTTGCTGCTCTATACCTTTAGTATCTCCACTCACCAACATGATTCCATAACGAACCAGTTCAATAGCATACCTAAAAGGTGCTCCAACAATATCTAAAGTAACACCAATACCATTCAATAACCAATTTCCAAGACGTAAAAATGGTCCAAACATTGACCATACACTCATTTTTAAAGCTCGAGTAATGGGATTTTTATCTTTCTTTCTAGCCTCAGAGTATTCTTTAATATTTTTTTCAAATTTTTGACTAATTTTTTTAACTTGAAATGCTCCTTCACCTAAAGCAGATGCGGCAAGACCAGCGCCAGCAACAATAGCAGCTGCTGCGCCAACACCTATACCACCAACTTGAGCCGCCGTTCCTCCTGCTTGTCCTGCTGCTTGAGTAGCAACTTGTCTTCCTGCAGTTTGTGCTGCTTGCTGAGTACCTTTTCTTTTTAAAAAGTCTACTCCCGAATCAAATAAATTTCCCCCACCTCCACTATCAGCAGTTGCAAGAGCAGCAATAATTGCAACCTCAAGTACATTATCAATTGCACCAGCAAACTTATCAAAGTTTTTTGCTAATCCTTCTCCGCCAAGGTCTTTGATAAATTGACGAGTTCCATCAATTGCCTTATAACCCCAATCAACAAAGGTTACAAGACCATCAAGCATCTTACCACCAACATCAATAAAGAAATCACCAACTTTAATAATCACAGGAAGAATCTTTAAAAGTTGTGGAAGAAAATCAATCAATCTAACTGCAAAGAAACCAAGAATAGTTTGAGTAATAAAGTTTTTAATCCAATCAAAAAATCCCATTTTTGGTGGGGTTGGAAGTTTTATACCTTTTACTAAAGGCGGTTTCTTCTTTTCTAATTCTTTTTCTTTAGAAGAAAACCTTTCTTGTTCTCTATTTTTTTTATTGATCTCTTCCTCTTTTTTATACAAGAACAAAGATTCCTTTAAAAGTTTATCAATTTTTTTATCAATTGATAATAAAGAATCATAAAAAAATGTTGGTTTTTTATTTAAAATAATATTTTTAGATTTTATATTTAACAATTTAGACTTCTTTACAATCCCACTTTTTTGAGACTTAACAATAGAAAAATTTGATGATGGAAGTAGTTTTGCCATTATTACTTATTAATTCCTAGTGTAGATTTTGCAGTCCTAGTACCCTTAGGATGTGTCGGATTCACACTCTTTGGTCTTTGTGAGTTTGGTGTATTTGATCTACCACTTCTTTGTCCACCTCTATATGGTGTAGTAGATGGTTTTGTTGATGGTTTTACTGGTGGTTTTGCTGGCGAAACTCCTGAATTCTTAGGACGAGCAAATTTGGATTTATAAGATTGTCCTGTATTCTTTTGAGGTTTGTTGTAAAGCTTTGCCGCAGAATTTTTCTTCAAAAATTCTTGTTTTTTTTGTTGTTCTCTTTTCATTTGAGCGGAGGCGCCACCAAACATTCCCAATTTATCCCACCATGGACGCTTTGCTTCAAGTGCTTGAGTATTTTTGTCTTTTGGTTTTCCAGATGCACCAAGCATTCCTCCCAACAAAGTTTTGCTTGAAGATAACCCCCAAGACTCTGCTGCAGTTCTCTTTCCACCAAGAATCATATCAACATCCCCTTTGCCTTTAGCACGGTTTAATAAGTACAATGCTTGAAGTCTTTGCTGTAATGTTTTTCCTTTACCAAGAAAAACCTCATTCCATAATTCACCTCCGGTAAGGTCTCTTTCAACCATTTTACCTGTATTGGGATCTTTTACCTTTTTCTTAAACATATCAAAATCGTACTTATCCTCAATGCGATATCCACCACCCTCTTTTTTATCTCTCTCATATGCCCAAAACTGACCGAGAATATTTTTAGAATTCTTAGCAGACTCACTCATCTGTCCTTTTTCATCCGCATAATCAGTATATTGAACTCTGATACCACCTTTTTTCAGTTTCTCTAAAAAGCTTTTTTGTCTCTCAAGTGCAGGATTTCCATCCTTTGCTCCCATTCCTTTAAGTTTTTGTATTTCTCCCTCTACTTTTTTAATTTCAGAACCAGTTCTCTTCTTTGCTCTTTGTATTGCTTTTTGAAGTTCTGCTTGAGATTCTGGTGCAAGATCTCTTTCACTTATAGGTCCACCAAAGCCACCAAGCATTTGTTTGAGGTAAATATTTCCAGCATTTCTGAAAGTTGCTGCCCCAGGACCTTTAAGTTTATCAAGTACTTCTTGAACTGGACCTGGCAAAAATCCCTTTCCTTTTGGCACTCCAGGTAGTTTCATACCACTAGGCACTCCAGGTAGTTTCATACCACTAGGCACTCCAGGTAGTTTCATACCACTAGGCACTCCAGGGAGTTTCATACCACTAGGTACTCCAGGTAGTTTCATACCACTAGGTACTCCAGGAAGTTTCATACCACTAGGTACTCCAGGAAGTTTCATGCCACTAGGTACTCCAGGAAGTTTCATACCACTAGGTACTTCGGGCATATTCATACTATATCTAGAACCAATCCTAGACATTGCTTGCATAGGATTAGTTAATAAAGATCCTGTAGGAACTCCTTGAGATTTTGGTGCCTGATATGCCGCTGGAAGTCCCCAAGTTGATCTTTTATCAATATCAACACCAAACTTGTAATCAATAAATCTCTTAATAGCGCCTATAGGATTTTTTGAAAAAGGTTCATTTGATTCTCCAATGTAACCTCCGCCAGCAGCATAAGTAGTTCCACCCATAATCTTAGGTTTATTATCTCCACCACCAGCAGCATTCATTGCTTCAAAAGTATCAACACCATACTTTTGAACTGCTCCTGCAGACATTACAAATTCACCATTAGAAAGCATCGCAGGAATCTTATCTTCCTTCGATCCTCCCGGTCCTTTCACAAGACCACTAAACATTCCAGAACCAACACCAGCACCAAGTAACATACCAAGTGGGCCAAACATAGCGCCCATACCAGCGCCACCCATCATACCTTTAAAGTTAAATCCACCCCCAGAGAACTTAGGATATCTTACAGAACCACCACCAGAAAACTTTTGAGTTGGTTGTTCTCCACCACCCATAAGTTTTTCAATACCAACTGCAGCTCCAGCAGTAACAGCAACATCGGCAGCAATTCCAAGACCAGTTGCTACTGCTTTTCCTCTTCGACCACCAAGAAAACCAGCGACTTTAGATAATTTTCCTCCCGCCTTTCCTATTCCCGCTTTTAATAAAAGTTTAGTGGCAAGTGCTCCTAACTTAAATGCACCTTTAATTAATATTCCACCAAGTTTTCCAACGAATCTACCAATACCAGTCCCAAATCTTAAGTATAATGCTAAAAGAGTTGGCCAATGATCTTTAAAGAATCTAATAATACTTTGTATTTTTCCTTGGTTATTTGGATCAGCAATCCACTCTATCAATTTTATAAAGATTCTACCAAGAATAACATTTTTAATAAAATTAACAATTCTATCCCAAATAGATTGAAAGGGTTTAGTAATAGTAGATATTGCTTTTTTTATTCCTCCAATTTTAGATTCTAATTCTTTTTCTTTATCCGTTCTTTTTTTAGTTTCAGAATTCTTTCTTTCTCTTTCAATTCTGCTTCTATTTAAATTATTAATATCAGTTAAAGTTCCAATAATAGAATCTAAAGAATTATTAATTCTTTCCAATATTTTATATAAATTATCTCCACCACTAGAAATAGAATCTATGTTTTCTTTTTCTTTTGGAATTCCTCCAGATGGAGCAATCATCAATCTTTTTTGAGATGCTGCAACTTTATTTTTAATTCCACCAAGACCTAAATTATTTGATGTTAATTTTATTCTTTTTACTTTTATTTTAAATCTACCAGTCTTTGCTCTTACTCTCTTAAATTCTTTTCTTATTAATTGCGCTTCATCACCACCAATTTTTCTACCTCTATCAACCTCAATTAAGAGTTCTTTTAGATACTGCTTATATGTTTGATAGTCAAGTTCATCTACTTCATTAGGTTCTAAGGCCAGTAATCTTAAAATTACCTCATCTATATTTTCTGTAGGTAAATTTGGGGGATTACCAGCCATTACTTTGTTGTTTTTGCTTGAATTCTTCTTCCTCAATATGTTCCTTAAGAAGTTCTACATAAATGTCTCTTTCCCAAGGAATCATATTTTCAATTTCTGTCAATGAATATTTATGATACTGCATCAAAGAAAAATTAAGTCTGAAGTAACTTTCCAAATCCATATGGATCATCCCTATGCGAAAAAACTCGAAAGTCCCTCCAATACGACTTCACTCTCAACTTCGGTTTTTGGATTTTTAACTTTAACAGTATGAGAAAGTTTAGGCATTGTCTCAAAGAACTTTTCAATTTGCTTAAATTGAGAGGAATTCATCTGATCTAAGAATTCCATAAGTTCTTTTTTTGTTACGTCCGAAGAAGACCAGACTTCATCTTCGTTATAAATTTTATCAACACAAGAAGCAACAAGTTCGAATGATTGCTCCATTGCATTATTACTAGAAAGATCAAAATTATTTTTAATAAATTGATCCAATGATGGATATCTCATTTCCATCATCAAAGTAGAGTCTAATTTAATTTTATTTGAATGCTCTTTATTTTTTTGAACTTCAATATCATCTACATTTATTTTAACAGAAACGTAGGTTTCCTCATCATCAGGACAAATTATATTCACTTCAATGTCTTCTCCAACAGACTTACCTCTAATATTAAGAAAGAGATATTCAATATCAAATGTCGGGAGTGATTCAACTTTAATATTTTTCGTTTCAATACAATTTTTAATAACAGTTTTAATTGCAGTAGTAATTTGTTTCGTATCTTCAGACTCTAGTGCAATTACTAAAAGTTTTTCTTCTTTAACTAAAAACGGTCTGTATTTTATAACTTGACCACTGGAAGGTAATTCCAACTCATATGTTGGAGTTGCAATTTTTGGTAAAGGCATAATCTCCTATACAATTCAGATACTTTATTTATAGGAGGTAGACAGATTAAAAAGTGGCCACTTCACTTCCCAAGAGTCTTTAAGATACAGTATAATATGAAGGTAAACAAACAAATCAATGAAAGCAATTCTCAACTTCTATCTTGCATCTGCTCTATCCGTAACAACTGTAGCAACTAGTGCTTGCTTCGTATGGTACGTTCAAGAATATGATGCGGCATACAAATACCACAAAGTTGCTCCAGAAGTTTCTCAGATTCACCGCAACAATTCTCTGTGGTTGGGATTGTGGGGAGGAATCTATGGTCTTACTGGTGTTGTAAGTGCGATTGGTTTGTCGCAAGGGATGAAAAAGGATAAATGAAACAATTTCTAATCACTCTTATATCAATTTCATCTTTAATAATTGGTGCTAATGTTGTAAGTATTATTTTCTTTGCAGTATTACAAAACTCAAATGTAGAACTTCCTGCTCCAAACTAAAAAGAGGGTCTCAAGACCCTCTTTTTTTATCTCAAAGCTCCAAGACCATTTAATCCAGGAAGTTCTGGAATAGTACTAGTTCCAAATTGAGGATTTGTAAATATATTCGAAATTCCAGAAACTGGTGGTTGTCCTCTTTCTTCTATTTTAGTGTAAGTAGAAGAAGCAGCTACATTAGAAGCAGTGTACCTATCATAACTAAAAGATACTGTACATTTCAATAATTGAGAAGATTCATAAGAGACTGGCATTGACTGAACTTGAAGAGGAAAAGCATTATGAAATGTATAAACAATCTTTTGAGGATTTCTGACACCGACTGCTTCAGTATCTCTCTCAAACTTAGTAATATAGACACTAGTTTTATAATCTTTAGGATACTGAACTCTATATGGTTTATATAAATCAGCAGAAACTTCTTTCGCAGCTTGTTCTCCTGAAATAAATCTTATCCATGATTCAAAATATCTAATCTGAGTATACGAATTATTAACATAAAAAGTAAAATCTGCGCGATCATCATATAATCTCCGATATGCATGTCTTTGAGTCACTCCAGTAATGTCATTATTCAATTCATGTGTTGTTAAACTAGATCCTGGAAGAGATGCTTCCGAGCAAGATAACATTAAAAGGCCCTCAACATCAAAATCAGGAACTCCTTGTTTAATAAAGTTTCTACATTTTTCTGGAGGAGGAGCAAAGTAACATTCAAAATGAGAAGTTAAAGAAGGTTGCAATATCCTTGCTTTTAAAGTAGCAACAGAAACTTTCTTTGGTGGGGGAGCACTTCCACCAGAACTTACTGTTTGCTTTTGTTCTTGATTAGAATTTATTGCCGTATTCTGAGAAGAAAGTGGACTACCCCTAAATGCAGGAATACTAGGATCAACTCCAAAATCAGGATTTTCTAAAAAAGGACTTGGCGGTAATTGAATAGCCATCTATAAATACTTTTACCGATATATTATGTATGCTAGAAAATGGCGGAAAGTATTAAAAGTATCTACAAACCATCTTACCCAGAAAAATATAAAGGCGACGCAAATAACATTATCTGCAGAAGCAGTTGGGAAAGAAAGTTTTGTTATTATTGCGACCATAACCCAAGCATTATATCTTGGGCATCGGAAGAGTTTTGTATTAGGTATGTATCACCTGTAGATGGTAAAGTCCATCGTTACTTTCCAGATTACTTAATTAAGGTTAAAGAGCAATCTGATAAAATTAAAACTTATGTGATTGAAGTAAAACCAAAAAAACAAACTGTCCCACCAAAACAACGATCAAGAGTGACTAAATCATATATTTACGAATGCAAAACTTATGCAATAAATCAAGCAAAATGGGCTGCAGCAAAAGAATGGTGTGCTGATAGAATGTTAGAGTTTAAAGTCATTACAGAAGAAGAGTTGGGTATTAAGTAATGGCAGAAGGTTTTG